TATCCTTCCAAGTTAGATGTCGTCGGTTCGAATCCGATTGTCCGCTCCAGGGAGATTAACTCAGTGGTTAGAGTGTCTGCTTTACACGCAGAAAGTCCACAGTTCGAATCTGTGATTTCCCACTAGCAATCATAAGATTGCTAAACATTACGGGGTGTAAGTCAGCGGTAGACGGTTTGCTTTGGGAGCAAAAAGACACTGGTTCGATCCCAGTCACCCCGACTTGGAGAATCTAAATATCTCCAAATACTACAAATTCATTATGTCCTTAATTTCACAAAGAGATAGAGAAGTTGTAATTGAAGCACTGGACTTTTATCTTTTCAATAAAGGTAATGACTTTACTGAAGAAAAAAGAATGGAACTCAATGCACTTATGAATTGGATTAAAATCGAATACAACAAGAATGAAAATTAATCTTTGGTACTGTAAAGAAATGAATCAATGGAGATGGACTCTTTGTGATGATCATCGTCCAATTGTTAAACAAGAATCAGGTCAAAGAGAAAATCTTCGTGATGCTATGAATGATGTAGCAAACACTGTTGAGTATTTAATGAATACTTGACGTTTTTATAATCCCCACGACCAAGCAAGCGAATGGGCCGAACTGTTAATTCGAGATAGCTAGGAGCGTTACCTAGGTGGGGAGTTTGAGTGTATTAATTACACTCATTATGGGGGCATAGCTCAATTGGTAGAGCACTTGATTTGCATTCAAGAGGTTTCGAGTTCGAGACTCGATGCTTCCATTGTGGAGAGTAAGGGAATATTATAAATAACTATAGTTGTGGAGAGCACTATGGTTAGTTGTATTTGTAAAAAATGTGGGTCGCAGTTTGAAAAAATTAAAAGTGAATATAATAGGAAAATTAAATTGGGAACTCCATTTTTTTGTAGTTTAAAATGCTCCAGCAGTTCTCATGATACTTCTTATTTGGATAGTTGGAGAAAAAGTGAAACTAACAAAAATTTTATAAAGCAATTTAGTGGAAGTGATAAAGATGACTATTCTTCTTTTAGAGAAACTTTAAAAAAAGTTAGAAGCAGAAGTAAATCTAAAAATAGAGAATGTGATATTGATTTGAATTATCTAAAAGAAGTGTGGGAAATACAAGAAGGCAAATGTCCTTATTTAAAAAGAGAATTAGTTCTTCCTTTGACTGACCAATCTCACGATAAATCAAATCCAAATTTAGTTGCTAGTTTAGATAGGATTGATAGTTCAAAAGGATATGTAAAAGGAAATATACAATTTATTAGCACGACTTTAAATTTTGCTAAAAACAAATATGCTGAAGATGTTCTCTTGAATTTAATTGAAATGTGTGCTACTATATAAAGAGTTCAAGAGGATAAACCTCTATATTCCAACACATCGGGGCAGTACCGATTATCTCCATTTCGTGGGGATAAAATAGAATCGACTGGGATGTATGTATTATCTGTTGACGGAACAAACAAACAAACGTAAACAACATTGTTGCTTTCTCTCGTCAAACAGTTTCTGTTTGAACTAAACGAGTGAGGGGGTTATAAGTTTCCTTCTTACCCAAAACTTACAAGGAGGTGTAATGCCTCCTATTTTTGTGCCTTGTGTCACTGTGAGGACTGGCACACAACCCCTCCAATGCCCTTGCAGACCTGCTATAATTACAGAGTAATCAAACAAAGCAAATGAGTACAAGGTCACGCATCGGTATTGAACTCTCTGATGGTTCTGTATTATCTTCTTATCACCATTGGGATGGATACCCATCTTGGTTGGGTCGTATTCTTACTACTCACTACAACTCCAAATCTCTTGCCGAAGAACTGATTGATGGTGGTGATATGAGTTCTTGCTGGACTGATACTCCATTTGATTGTGATGGTAAAGCATCCAAGTATGGTCCAAATTATTATTCCCTCCGTGGTGAGGATTGTCCTCCTCGTCTTGATGCTAATCTCAATGAGTATCTTGAAAATGGTGAAGAGTATGCTTATCTCTTTGTAAATGGAGAATGGGTATGCTATGATTGTTATAAGTATGAAGACGGAAAAACGTTTGAAGTCGTTGAAATCCCCTCTGGTGCTCTTGCAGTATGATGACTAAAGAAAAACGTAAAATGGTGAATGTTGAACCAATTTCTTCAAAAGCAAAGAATCGGTTTGCAAACATTATGGATAATCTTCACGGATGCCACGTAGAACAAGAAAAAGGTGATATGATATTTCTTGCCTCTTTGAATAGGAAATACTTTATGTGGTTGCCGAAGAATGGAAACGAACATTGGAGGATTGTAAAATGACAGTAGAACTGAATAAACCAGAGATTGATGCTATTCTGACTTCACTTCAATTGCTTTCAAAACAAAATCAAATGATTGTTGAAGAAACTCTTTCGATTTCTGTCAATCAATTGTATAATAAACTCACAAGCATTCAAGAAGAACTTTATTATTCTCGTTAAATCAAATGACTTACGACGCAACGGTAAAACTCTGCTACATCAACAACACTGAAGCAACTATTTCGAGTAAATATTTTCCAGAGATTGTTGATAAGCATTCAATTACGATTGAAGCACCTGCTCAAGATATGAATGTTTATCAGCACTTTGAACTGTTCAAGGCATTTCTTCGTGCTATGGATTTTGCTGAGTATAGCATTATGGATGGTGCTTGCCGTCTTGCATTCAACGATAGTAACGATGGAGAACAGATGAAGAAGTTGATGAATGAATATGAACTGCAAGATAAGCAATATCACACTGATGATGAGTATTATGCATTAAAGGAAGAAGTTCGTGAGTTAAAAGAAAAACTTGCAAGAGTTCTTCCAGAGCAATATAAAGAGTGGAATGGTTTAGTTCCTGGTTCAGATCAAGCATGTAGAGCAGGTTGCAAGTGCCCCGTGATGGACAATGCAGAGATGCCTAATGACCGTAAATGGGTGAATGGTGACTGTCCTCTTCATGGTAAAGCAAAATGAAACCTAACTAATGAACTCTTTGTGTGAATGATTTGAATTTGATGATGAAAATGTCTCTGATTGATACTCTCAACTACTTTATAGAAGACCAAGAAGGGCACCTACAATGTCTTGAATGGGACATTAGAGAGGAAACTAATTATGAGAACAATGACCTTGATTGGTATTGTGAGCAGTATGATGAAGCAAAACAACGAGTAGAAGACCTTAAACAAATTAAAACTATCTTGGAGAAAAATGAGTCGGTTTAGTACTACTGTTTCAACGATTGCTGCTCTGGGTACAATCGCAGCAACTTCTATTACTGCATATAAGGTCTTTGACAATCAACAAGAGAATAGTCAGAAACAACAGGTTATTATTGAAGACCTAAAGCAACAACTAGAAGCAAAAAAAGAACAACCTATTACTCCTCAAATTCAAGTAGTTCAGCAACCTGTAACTCCTCCAGTTCAAGTGGTTCAACCTCCTCTAACTCCTCCCCCTCCTGTGCTTCCCGAAAAACCATGATTGCTTTTCTTGCTGCTTCTACAATTCTTCAATATCCCACACACTCATATCAACTGGAACATATGCCAGAAAGTGTAGCACGATATTGTGCGAGTGCTGTGGGTATTCCTTATGCTTCAGACAACTTCAGTCGTAATGATTGGGAACGATTTAAAGAATGTGCCTATATGCAAATGGAGGAGAAGAAATGACTTATGAAGTCCAAACTTATGATTCCACAGATAAGACTGTGTATTATGAAGTTGTAGAAGATGCGATTGATTATGAGGATGCTCGTGATATAATTGTAGAGAAGTATCCAAACCGTAAAGTAATTGCTGTGATTGGAAAAAACAAATGAGATTTGAAAACCCAACAAAATGGGAACTCTTCCTTGATGGATTTCGTAATGTCCTGTATATTCTTGACTGTTATGATGACGGTGATGAATGGGGTTATGGTGAGTTCTGGGAGAGTTTGAGTATTGGATGGTATCGAGAATACATCTATCCTTATGATGACCCATACAATCTAACCATCAGTCCAGAACGCAGGTTGAGATTAGCACAAGAACCTGAGAGAATTACTTTGTCTGCAGAAGCATATGATGAACTTGTGCGACGAATCAATGAACCACAAGACCCTGCTGTGGTGGAAAGAATTAAAGAACTTATGAATCGTAAAGCACCTTGGGATGAAACAAATGACTGAATTTCAACCAACTCCCCAGACACCAGAGCAAGTGGATACTGGTCTCCGTGATGCCTTTAGACAAGCAATCAAAGATGGTGTGATGGATGCTACTCCTTATTTTAAACAAATGACTTTCAAATCTGATATTGAAAAAACAGAAGCAGAAATCAAAGTGCTTCAAAAGAAACTGGAACTCCTCAAAGAGATTGAAACACATAAATCTCAACCACCAAGAATGAACCTTCAATATACTGTTAAGGGTGAGGTTGTCTCTTATAATGATGAGGTTTATTATCGTCTTGACTTTTCTGGTATGAACCACAATTGGTATAAGAAAAAAACTGATAATGGTGTGATTTTGGTAAAAATTACTGATGGTGAAACTCATCGTTTGCTTGAAGGTGTGTGGTTCAACGATGTGAAGAAGGGGAAGTATGATGATGTAGTTGATGAACCTTATAGGAATGTGAGAGCATATTGGGATGAGAAAGATAATCCAAAACCGATGGATGAGGTTGTGAATAGGTTAATTAAAAAACACCAAGCACAAAAACTTTTTAATAGATTGGTAGATGAACTTGGTTATGATTTTGATGCCTGTAATGATATTGTAGATTTGGTAGAAGATTGGCTTCCAAAGTATCAATCTGCTGCTGGTTCACAGAATGTAGATACCGAACTACTTGTTGATGGATTTAATCATTGTCTCAATAAAATGAAGGAGAAACTACGATGAACGATGATATGCCGTGGGTTAATCTCACTCAAGAAGAAATAGAAGAACTCCGCAAACAAAAACACGAATTGACTGAATACGGCAAAGAGAAGTTGAAAGAACTTATGGAGAAAAGAAATGAAACTCTTTGATTATCGCAAAAAAGAAGACTATGGTGTAGAGCATATATTTACTCTTCTCAAAGGTAAAAGACGTTCATTTTTACAACTTAGTCTTGATTGGAGTGAATATCCTGGAAATCCTTATCTTCAAATTGGAATTGGAAACAATCGTGTGATTGATATTCTCTTCTGGTTCTGGAAGTTTGGATTTGCCTTTGAACTTCTTGGTATTACCTGGGGTAGTTGGGATGAGTAGATTTCAAGAAAACCCAGACGAAATTGTGTTGCAAGACATTCAAATGTTTCATCTGGAAAGTATGAATGAAAGAACTCTTTGGATTGGAGTTTATACTGAGGATGATAAAATCTACCACTTGAATATTTCTGCGGATGGTGATAAACTGAAATACTATTGGAGTAAGGAGACACCTTAAGAACTGGCACAAGACCTCACCACAGACCCTGTGGATGCCCTATAATACTCTCATACATAACAAACCAATGACCTACGACCAACTCTACGAGCACATCATTCATTATGTTTCTCAACCACTGGATGATAAACGTAAAGCATGTCTGATTCTTGGTGCTGTGATGGAGTTCAATCTTGATTGTCTTGATGAAGGTATAGACCCACGCACACTTGATATGACTGGTTTTGTGAATGGGAAACTTGATGAACTGGAGGGCAAATGAGGTTTCGTGATATTGAGTTCCGTTGGAGCAAAGTCAACAACAAGTATGAACTCGTCAAGTGGTATACTCACGACTCTGGTGATAGTTGTTATGTCGTTGCCTTCTTCAATAAAACCACAGAAGGTTATGATATGGAAACCATCGGGAATAGGTTCTTTGAGGACAAGGATGCTTGGGTTGTTGGTAAGTATGGTCTAGAGTTTCTAAATGAAATCTTTGAGATTGAAAGGATTGAAGAGGAACTGAAATGAATAAGGACGAATATTACGACTGGATTGCTGAAAATGACACTTATCCAGAACATTCTCATAAGTGGATAGTGGGTCTTTATACTCCTGATGGTGGTAGATTTGATATGCTACACAGATACTTTGGACCTTTTGAAACCAAAGAACAAGCACGGGTATTCGCAGCAGATTATAAGGACAAATACACAAAACCTGGATTTATTTCAAGAACCAAAATCTTTCCTTTGTGTGAGGTAGTAAAGGACACTTGACGAACTGGTACAGGGCATCTCCACAGGTGCCCTTTTTCCTTGTATAATGACTTCATAAGAAACAAACCGATGAAACCACTTAAACTCTTTCAATACGATAAAAAAGTTTGGGATAATGATGAAACTGACCGCACTTGGCAGTTCGGTGTCATCAATAATCGTTCATTACTTTGGGTGAATTATGAAAATCCCAGTAGTTTAGTTCATAGTAATGGTGGATTTCACATCATGCTCTCATTTCTTACTTCTTCTTCTCTTTTTGGAGTAGATTTTCAAGTTGGTAAGGTTGGTTTGAGTTTTAACTTTTTCACAGAATACTTTGATGGATGGAATGACTAAACTCTATAATCGTCCTATGCACTTCTTTGAAAAAATCCAAGTCGGGTGGTGGTGGATTGGGGAAATCTTTGATGAATGGTGCTATACTATGAGAAGTGAAGACGGAGAGTTCTTTAACTATCTTCAAAGTGATTATGTCCGTTATGAACAGGAGATGTATTATGACCACGAATAAAGAACGAGCAGAAGAACTTCTAAAAGTTATTTGTAAAAGTGAAGCACACAATACTGCTTGGATGCTTCAAGAAGTTCTTCAACAACTTCGTAAGCAACTATCAGGAACTAATAAGATTGATTTTACTGATGAACTGGATGTGATGTTTAATGCTGGATGGGATGAATGTCTCAAAGAGATTGATGCTATTTGTGATGAACTTTTAGAACTATGACTGACGCAGCATACAAAGTTTGGGAAGCATTCAAAGCAGAATTGATTGTTGAACCCACAGATGATATGAAGGAAGCACTGGCATCGGCAATCCGTGAGGTTGCTGACCAACTCTACTTTGACCCTGTTGTAGATTATCTAAATCGTCTTTCCTATAATGTGGAGGCACTATGACTGAAAGAGCAAAAAAGATTATGAGAGCATACGAAGCAGAGGATACTTACAACTTTCCAAAAGATGGAGTTGTTGCTGTTATTCGTGCTATTGTGAATGAACATCAATACTATCAGTGTTGTAGAGACCAGGATATAGAAGATATGGTAGTTGATGCTCGATTGCTTTATGAACTTGCTGATGAATTGGAGGCACTATGAAATTTGATGGATTTGATTGGGTATTTTTGACTATCCCTATTTTTATAATCGTTGCTGCTGCTGTGCTTACCTATGATGCCCAACAACAACGAACACTCTTTCAACAAACATACAATAAAAACTTGGAGTGTCGTCAAGCACTCAAAGACCAAACAGTAGGAAGAGTGAATGAGATTTGTGGCGATGTTCCTGTAATTGGAGATTTTGTGAAATGATTGAACTTCGTATTGTAGAACACGAACTGGGAGTGAAACCAGATATTCAGTATCGTTTTATGTTGTTTTCTGTTGGTCAGGGTGGTTATTTGTGCCCACCAAATCCTGATATGAAATGGTCTGAATGGAGAACCGCCGAATGGGTAAAAGCAGAGGACACTTGAAGAACTGGCACAGTAGGCATCCAGAGTGGTCTGTGATGCCTTATAATAGTAGGACAAACAAAGGAACTCCAATGACTGAACAAGAACTAATGG